AGTATGGATAAAGAATTAGAAGGAGTACCAAATTTTATTTATATAGGTTAATATGTGCGCAATGTATACTAGACAAAGAGATGTCTCTTTGTTAAGAAAAATTAATAGAGAATTAATGGGTAATATTGTTACCCAACAATGTGCTATATATCAATTTAAATTAGAAGAAACTAAAGTAAATATTTACGGTGAAGCTTCTGAAGAAAAATTTTATAATGGTCCTTTTTTATTTAATGTTTTTATAAATAGACAAGACCAAGCTTTTGGTGAGGATGAAGAAGGTATACAGTTTAATCAAGCTATTGATTTCTATTTCTTTAGAGACGATCTAAAAAAAGCAAATTTAGTCCCTGAAGTAGGAGATATTATCTTATATCAAGAAGGGTACTATGGTATTACTAGTACAGTTGCTAATCAATATTGGGGAGGGAAAAACCCATCATACCCAAACAATAACTCAGATGGAACTCCAAATCCACTAAACCCAGATTTAGACCAGTTTGGAGAAAGTGTTTCTATATTATGTTCTACATATTATATCCCAGCAGATAAAGTAGCAATTTCACCTTATAAAGAAAGATTTTAATGGCACTTAGAAAACCCATACCAAAACAACAAAAAGAATTATCTAATGACCAAATTAGACCGACGTCAGCTAGATATGGTAATCCTAATATACCTTTAGCATCTAATGAAAGTGAAACAGGAATATCTTTTAACAGATCTGAAAAATTATCTTGGACTGATGATACAACTAAACCTTTTTCAATTGGTATTAAAGATTTAGATGAAGCTGTATTTTATTATTTTCAAAATGTAATTAAACAATTTGTTTATCAAAATGGTGAAAGAAGAGAAGTCCCAATAATTTATGGTTCTCCTGAAAGATGGAAATCATATCAAAAAGATAATTATTATAGAGATAAAAATGGTGCTATAATGTTACCTATTATTGTTTTAAAAAGAAATTCTATTACAAAAGATAGAACTGTGTATAATAAATTAGATGCTAATAGCCCTAATTTATATGGAAGTTTTCAACGTGCTTGGAATCCTAAAAATTTCTATAATAATTTTGCAGCTATTAACAATAAAATCCCAGCTAAACAATTTTATGCTGTAGCAGTTCCTGATTTTGTTAATTTAGAGTATAGTTGTTTAATCCAAACTTATTATATGGAACAATTAAACAAAATAATTGAATCTTGTGAGTACGCTTCAGATGCATATTGGGGTAATCCTGAAAGATTTAAATTTAGAGCATTTATTGATAGTTTTTCAACTGAAACTTCTTTAACAGCTGGTAAAGATAGGTTGGTAAAGGGAACATTTAATATTAGATTAAGGGGGTATATTATACCTGATACTATACAAAAAGATATGAATTCTATTTCAAAATATAATTCTAAATCTAAATTTGTAGTACAAATGGAAACAACTTCAAACTCAGAAATATTTGATGCTAATGTAACTAAAACAAGAGACGGTAGAACACGAAAAGCAAGAGATATTGAAGGTAATATAGCAAATATATCTGATACTCCATCAGGGGTACAAATGAAAAATGAACCTGGAACTGGATTAAAAGGATAAAATATGGCTAATAATGTAAGGTTTGTAGATAATTTAAAAGTTGGTGCTTACTCTGGTGATGGTAGTGGTGGACCAGGTGAAATTGGAGCAACTGGTGCTACAGGTGTAGATGGTGCTACAGGTGCTACCGGCCCTCAGGGTGTACAAGGCGCAACTGGTACACAAGGTGTAAAAGGTTCAACAGGCTCTCAGGGTATTCAGGGTGCTACTGGCTCACAAGGAGAAATAGGTGCAACAGGTATACAAGGATCAACTGGTATACAAGGCGCAACAGGTGATCTAGGAGTACAAGGTTCAACAGGTGCAACCGGTGATCAAGGGGTTCAAGGAGCTACGGGGGTTCAAGGCGCAACAGGAACTCAAGGAGATCAAGGATCAACTGGAGTTCAAGGTGATCAAGGTGCAACTGGAGTACAAGGTTCAACAGGTATTCAGGGAATTCAAGGATCAACAGGAGTACAAGGTGATCAAGGCGCAACCGGAATACAAGGATCTACTGGAGCTCAAGGAGTACAAGGTTCAACAGGAATACAAGGTTCAACAGGTATTCAGGGAATTCAAGGAGCTACAGGAGTACAAGGTTCAACAGGAATACAAGGCGAACAAGGTGCTACAGGAACACAAGGAATACAAGGATCAACAGGAATACAAGGTTCCACAGGTGATCAAGGAGTACAAGGTTCTACAGGTATTCAAGGTTCTACAGGAGTACAGGGAATACAAGGCGCTACAGGAGATCAAGGAGATCAAGGAGCAACGGGTGCCCAAGGAATACAAGGGGCAACTGGTGATATTGGAGTTCAAGGTGCTACAGGTATAACGGGTGCTACAGGAACTCAAGGAGATCAAGGTTCAACAGGAGCTCAAGGAGTTCAAGGTTCAACAGGTGCTTTAGGAGTACAAGGCGCTACAGGGGTACAAGGATCAACAGGAGATAATGGTGTTCAGGGTGCTACCGGAATACAAGGATCCACAGGTGCTCAAGGAATACAAGGTGCAACAGGGGATCAAGGAATTCAAGGTTCTACGGGAGCACAAGGAATACAAGGTTCAACAGGAATACAAGGCGCTACAGGAGATGGTGGAGTACAAGGCGCTACAGGCGTTCAAGGATCAACTGGAATACAAGGTTCTACAGGAGATATAGGAATACAAGGTGCAACAGGTGTAACTGGAGCAACAGGAGATCAAGGAGATCAAGGTGCCACAGGTGACCAAGGAATACAGGGTGCTACAGGAATACAAGGTTCAACAGGAATACAAGGTGAACAAGGTGCTACAGGAGATCAAGGTGTACAAGGTTCAACAGGAGTTCAAGGAGCAACTGGTGATCAAGGAGATCAAGGTGCAACAGGTGTACAAGGATCTACTGGTGTAACGGGAGCAACAGGAAACCAAGGAGAACAAGGAGCAACTGGTGCCCAAGGAATACAAGGCGCAACTGGAGATACTGGAGTTCAAGGCTCTACAGGTGTAACAGGTGCAACAGGTGATCAAGGAGTACAAGGAGCAACAGGGGATCAAGGGATACAAGGTTCAACAGGAATACAGGGTGCTACGGGGGCACAAGGAATACAGGGTGCTACAGGAGACCAAGGAATACAGGGAGCTACGGGTGATACAGGTATTCAAGGAGCTACAGGAGTAACAGGAGCAACAGGAAACCAAGGAGAACAAGGTGCAACTGGTATTCAGGGTTCAACGGGAGATACAGGAGTACAAGGCGCAACAGGAGATCAAGGAATTCAAGGTGCAACCGGAATACAAGGTTCAACAGGTGATACTGGAGTACAAGGTGCTACTGGAGATCAAGGTGTAACAGGAGCAACTGGAGATCAAGGTGTACAAGGTGCAACCGGAATACAGGGTGCTACAGGAGATGGTGGAGTTCAAGGTGCTACAGGAGTTCAAGGCTCTACTGGTGATACAGGTATACAAGGAGCAACTGGAGACCAAGGAATACAGGGATCCACAGGAGCACAAGGAATACAAGGTGCAACAGGAGATACAGGTGTTCAAGGCGCAACTGGAGACCAAGGAGTACAAGGATCAACAGGTATTCAAGGATCTACAGGAGCACAAGGAATACAAGGAGCAACCGGGGATACAGGAATACAAGGTGCAACAGGAATCCAAGGTTCTACAGGAATTCAAGGTGCAACTGGAGATGGTGGGGTTCAAGGTGCTACTGGAGTTCAGGGAGCAACAGGTGACACTGGAGTTCAAGGAGCAACAGGAGATCAGGGTATACAAGGTTCAACTGGTATTCAGGGAGCAACAGGTGATATAGGTATTCAAGGTGCAACAGGAGATCAGGGTATACAAGGCGCAACAGGTGATACAGGAATTCAAGGTGCAACCGGGGATACAGGAATACAAGGCGCAACCGGAGACCAAGGTGTACAAGGTTCAACAGGAATTCAAGGTTCAACAGGAGACACTGGGGTACAAGGTGCAACAGGTGACACTGGAATACAGGGTGCTACAGGTGATTTAGGAGTTCAAGGTGCAACAGGAGTCCAAGGTGCAACAGGAGCTGGTGGTGGTCAGGGTGCAACTGGTGTACAAGGTGCAACGGGAGACACTGGTATTCAAGGTGCCACAGGTATTCAAGGTTCAACGGGAGCTCAAGGAATACAAGGTGCTACTGGAGAACAAGGTATACAAGGATCTACTGGTGATACTGGAGTTCAAGGTGCAACCGGAATACAAGGCGCTACAGGAGACACAGGTATACAAGGCGCAACTGGTGATACAGGAATACAAGGCGCTACAGGAATACAAGGATCTACAGGTGACACTGGAATACAAGGATCAACTGGTGTACAAGGTGCAACAGGTGACACTGGTATTCAAGGTGCAACAGGAATCCAAGGTTCTACAGGAGATATAGGAATACAAGGTGCAACAGGGGATCAAGGAATACAAGGAGCTACAGGAGACACAGGTATTCAAGGCGCAACAGGAATACAAGGATCAACGGGAGATACAGGAGTACAAGGTGCTACAGGGATACAAGGATCAACTGGTATACAAGGATCAACGGGGGATCAAGGAATTCAAGGATCAACTGGTGTACAAGGTGCTACAGGTAATACTGGTATTCAGGGAGCTACAGGTGCTACAGGTGACCAGGGAATACAAGGAGCAACGGGAGATCAGGGTGTACAAGGTTCAACAGGAATCCAAGGTGCTACAGGTGACACTGGAGTACAAGGTGCAACAGGTGATCAAGGAATTCAAGGGGCTACAGGAGACACAGGTATTCAAGGTTCTACAGGAATACAAGGATCAACGGGAGACACTGGAATTCAAGGAGCAACAGGAGATCAAGGGGTTCAAGGATCTACTGGAGCACAAGGAATACAAGGTGCAACAGGTGATTTAGGAGTTCAAGGTGCAACAGGAGTCCAAGGTGCAACAGGAGCTGGTGGTGGTCAAGGTGCAACTGGTGTACAAGGTGCAACAGGAGATCAAGGAATCCAAGGTGCAACTGGTGCAACTGGTGATACTGGAATTCAAGGCGCAACCGGAGATACAGGAATACAAGGTGCAACCGGAATACAAGGTTCTACAGGTGATACAGGAATACAAGGCGCTACAGGAATACAAGGAATACAGGGTGCAACAGGTGACCAAGGAATACAAGGTTCAACCGGTATTCAAGGTTCTACTGGAGCACAAGGAATTCAGGGCTCTACAGGTGATACTGGAATACAGGGAGCTACTGGTGATACTGGTATACAAGGGGCAACAGGAGATCAAGGAATACAAGGTTCTACGGGTATACAGGGATCTACTGGAGCACAAGGAATACAAGGAGCAACCGGAATACAAGGTTCTACAGGTGACACTGGAATACAAGGAGCTACAGGAGACACTGGGATTCAAGGAGCAACAGGAGATCAAGGAATACAGGGATCCACAGGAGCACAAGGAATACAAGGTGCAACAGGTGATCAAGGAATTCAGGGCGCAACAGGAGATCAAGGGATACAAGGTTCAACTGGTATTCAAGGTTCAACTGGAGCACAAGGAATCCAAGGGGCAACAGGTGATACTGGAATTCAGGGCGCAACCGGAGATACAGGAATACAAGGGGCAACAGGAGTACAAGGATCCACAGGTGCTCAAGGAATTCAAGGTTCTACAGGAGCACAGGGAATACAAGGTTCAACAGGAATTCAGGGCTCTACAGGAGATACTGGAATACAGGGAGCTACTGGTGACCAAGGAATTCAAGGTTCTACGGGAGCACAAGGAATTCAGGGCGCCACAGGTGACACTGGTATTCAAGGTGCAACAGGTGACACTGGAATTCAAGGTGCAACAGGGGATCAAGGCATACAAGGTTCTACTGGAGCACAAGGAATCCAAGGGGCAACTGGCGATACAGGTATCCAAGGAGCCACAGGTGACACTGGTATTCAAGGTGCAACCGGAATACAAGGTTCTACGGGTATACAAGGATCTACAGGAGCACAAGGAATCCAAGGTTCTACAGGAATTCAGGGTTCTACAGGAGCTCAAGGGATTCAAGGTGCAACAGGTGATACCGGAATTCAGGGCGCAACAGGAGATACAGGTATACAAGGGGCAACCGGAGATCAAGGAATACAAGGTTCTACCGGAGCACAAGGAATACAGGGATCCACAGGAGCACAAGGAATTCAAGGTGCAACAGGAGATACAGGAGTGCAAGGTGCTACAGGGGACCAAGGAATACAAGGAGCCACAGGTGATACTGGTATTCAAGGAGCTACAGGAGCACAAGGAATACAAGGAGCTACAGGTGATACTGGAGTACAAGGTGCTACAGGAGTCCAAGGCGCAACTGGAGACACAGGTATTCAGGGTGCAACAGGATCACAAGGAATCCAAGGAGCCACAGGTGACACTGGTATTCAAGGAGCTACAGGAGCACAAGGAATACAAGGCGCAACTGGAGACACAGGTATTCAGGGTGCAACAGGAGATACAGGTATACAAGGTGCAACAGGAGATACAGGTATACAGGGTGCTACTGGAGATACTGGTGTACAAGGTGCAACAGGAGATACAGGTATACAGGGTGCTACTGGAGATACTGGTGTACAAGGTGCTACTGGAGATACTGGTGTACAAGGTGCAACAGGAGCTTTAGGAGTACAAGGTGCAACAGGAGTACAAGGTGCAACAGGTGCCTTAGGAGTACAAGGTGCAACAGGGGATACAGGTATTCAAGGAGCAACAGGTGACACTGGAATTCAAGGAGCAACAGGTGACACTGGAATTCAAGGAGCAACAGGTGACACTGGAATTCAAGGTGCTACAGGTGCTAATGGTGTACAAGGTGCAACAGGAGCAGGAGGAACACAAGGTGCAACAGGAGTGCAAGGTTCTACGGGAGTACAAGGTGCTACAGGAGCGTTTAACACATCAGCAATTATCAATCCAGACGAATGTAGAATACTAACTGCTAATGGTACTTCTACTACAAGTGCATGTGCTAAAACTAACCTAACCTTTGATGGTACTACTTTAACAGTTGGTAGTAAGGCCACTATAGGTACTTGCAATCTAAACACAGGTACTTTATCTACTATAGCAGGGGGTACTTTTAATACATCTTCACATGGATGTACCTTTATAGGAGGTGGTTGTTTAAATAAAATAGTAAGTAACGGAGGTTATGATTCAACAGCTTCAATTATAGGTGGAGGACAGACAAATGCAATATGTGGGGCAGCATGCTCAGGTATATTTAATGGACGAGGAAATACCATAAGTGGTTATTATCTTTGTTTTTCATTTATCGGAGGAGGATGTAACAATGGTATATCTAGAGCAAGGTCTTCTATAGTTGGGGGATATTTTAATTGTGTTCAAGGTAACGTTTCCTTTATAGGAGGAGGACATAATAACCAAATTTCAATGGGATCAGACCATGTTATAGTAGGAGGAAGTAATAACTCTGTAGCAGGTTATTATGGTAATGCTATAGTAGGTGGTAACCAAAACACTATATCCAGTTATAATAGTTTCACATTTATTGGAGGAGGAAGATGTAATGTTGCATGTTATGGTGGACTTAGTTTTATAGGAGGAGGATTTAAAAATTGCCTTGCTCATGTTACAGAAGGTGGAATAGTTTCGGGACGTTGCAATAAGATTGCTACTTCTTATAATGGTTATTTTTCCTTTATAGGAGGTGGATTTTGTAATAGTATAAGTAATGGTTATCCTTATAGTGCTGGTAGTAATGCAGTTTTAGCAGGTAACTGTAATCAAATAACATCAGGTACAAGTAATGGTTATTCTGTCAATGATATAAATAACAATATTATTGCGGGTGGATTCAAAAACTGTGTTTGTGGTTCTGAAAATAACTTTGTTGGAGCTGGTAGATGTAATACTGTAAAAGCAGAGAGGGCATTTATAGGTGCAGGTACAGGAAGTATTGTTTGTGTTAATTCAAATAATTCATCAATTCTTGCAGGATGTCAAAATATAATACAAAGTAACGCAGCTAATGCAAACTTTAAAGCTACAAATAGTTCAATTTTAGGGGGTCATGGTAATAAAATATGTGCAGGGTCAGGATCTTTTGATGGAAACATGACTATTGCAGGTGGATCTTTTAACTGTATTTATTGTTACCAACATGGTTCTAATATTGGAGGGGGTAGGTATAATAAGATTTTTAGCTTAGCTCTAAGTACTAATGGTTATTTACATAAAAATGGAAATGTAAGTAGAGACAATGTTATAGGTGGAGGTTTTCAAAATTGTATAGCAGATAGTAATGGTGCTTCTCCATTTAATTCAATACTAGGTGGATCTTATAATAGAATTTGTGTAAAACAAAATAATTCTGTAGCTCCTTGGGCAGTATCAGCTAATAACACTATAGTTGGTGGTGCTGCTAATTCTATATGTACTTGTGCCGGATGTGGAAGATTTAACACGGTGTTAGGTGGAGTTCAAAATTGTATATTATGTGATGATGTAAGTACAATTTTAGGTGGTGCATTTAATTCAATACAGGGTTGCGCTTCAGGTTTTACTCTTTATTACTCCGGAAATATTATTGGAGCAGGAAAGTATAATTTAATAAGATGCAATTCTTCTAAAAGCTTTATAGGATCTGGTTATAATAACCAAATTTGTAGAGGTTCTAACTCAAATATTATTGGGGGTAGAAGTAATCGAATCTGTTCTACATCGGTCAGTACAAACTTTAGCAATATTTTAGGGGGTAGTGAAAATTTAATACAAAATGGTGCTAATTGGAATTCTATTTTAGGAGGATGTTCGAATGTTATTTGTGGTGCTAGTGTTTGTTACAACGTAGCATTTGGATGTGATATCCAAATTGGGTGTGGAGATACTAATGTATGTTATAATGCGGCATTTGGATGTAACAACAATATTTGTTGTTGTGGTAAATTTAATATTGTAGCAGGGTATCTTAACTGTGTTGGTGGTGGAACTACTCTTAATGAAGGTTATGGAAGTGCAATATTTGGTGGATTTAATAGATCTTGTGCCCAATATAATTTAGTAGCTGGATATAATAACCAAATATGTTGTAATCATAATTATAGTGCTATACTAGGAACATATAGTAAAAGTAGTACAGCATGTAACACTACTTTTATGTGTAATGTTTGTGCATTTGGTAGCTTAACTAAAGCATCAGGTACATTTAAAATTGATCACCCAAACCCATGTAAATCATCTACACACAACTTACAACATAGTTTTGTTGAATCACCAACTGCTGGAGACAATTTATATAGATTTGAAGTTGAAATAGGAGAAGATTTAGAAGGTGAAATTATTTTACCTGAATATTATAGATATTTAAATGAAAATTCTCAAGTATGGGTTAACCCAATGGATAGCTTAGGTAAAGCATATGGTATAGTAAACTTAAGTGCTACTAAAGTAAAAATCACCACCTCAGATCCAGGTAAATATAACGTATTAGTTGTAGCAACTAGAAAAGATAAAGCGGCTGTTGAAGCATGGAAGGGAGTTGAAACATTGAAAAATGAAGGAGAAATAACTAATTACAAAAATAGTTTGAAAAATGAAAAATAACTTTGTATATTGAAGATATGACATCAAGTGAACCAAATTTTATTATAGCAGGAGTTATGAAAGCAGGCACAACCGCTGCCGCTTTTAATCTCAATAAACATAAAGATATTTACATGGTAACTACTTTCTGGAAAGATAAAGTATTAAGTAGTAACCAATATAATTATTCTTCCCAAACAGGCTCTTGGGCTGGTAGTATGGGAAATAAAGGTAATAAAGAAATGGATTACTTTAATTTAGATACTAATTATAATTTAACAGGATCATTTGATATATATAAATCGTTTTTTCCAAGAAATAAAATGCTAGCTAGAGGAGAATCTTCACCTAACTATTTTGGTTTAAATGAAATTAGTAATGGGGGAGCATCATCTCGTATAGCTAACGATTTACCAGATGCTAAAGTAATTATATTATTAAGGGATCCAATCAATAGAGCTTATAGTCATTTTAATCATATACAAGAAAAAAATCCATCTTGGGGTTCTTATGCCTATGGTAAATCATTTGATACAGTAGCAAGAAATTATTCTTTAAGTAATATTTTCCAAAGAAGTCTATATAGTGAAAATTTAAATACGTGGTTAACGGATATAGGTTCTGATAAGATTTATGTAACACTACAAGAAAGTATTGCTGCTAACCCATTAGCCGAATATAATAAAATTTGTACATTTTTGGAAATAGATCATTTTGATGATTCTCAAGGATTTGATAAAATATTTGTTGGTAACTATAATAGTGAAATAGAAACATCTACTATAGATTATCTAAAACCTAAATTTGCCAGTGATGTAGATGCTATCCAAGATTTATACCCTCATTTAGATTATAGTAGTTGGTATAATTATTCATAAAAAATTTTTAATTAGTTATATCTTATGGTTCCAATTAATATACACGCAGTTACAGTTTGTATAAATTACTCCCACTACTTAAAATACTGTATTTCAAATAAAAGATTTTTTAAAAGATGGGTTATTGTAACCCATGAGGAGGATGAAGATACAATCAAACTTTGTAAGGATAATAATTTAGAATATATTTTATCTGAAAAAATATACGAAAGAACTTTTAATAAAGGAGCAGCTGTAAATGAAGGTTTTAATTATTTAGGTAAAGATAAAGAATGGTATTGTCACATAGATGCTGATGTTTTATTAAGCAATGATTTTCCATCTACATTTACCCCTACCCATATTACAGGTAAATTAAGACACACATATTTACAAAGAGTTATAAATCATAAACATGAGTTAGGTGAAGCTCCTGATGCACTTTATTTATATACAATGGGTAGAATTAATCTTAATGGAGATGAAGATCTTAATACTATTGATTTTAAAGAAGTATTTAAAAATAAAAGTCAAATAGTTCAACAATGGTTAGGATGGGGGTATTTTCAATTATTTAATTTAAAAGCACTAAAAAAAGTATATAAAAATTTATATCAAGTATATCCTACTATGTCAAATAATGCGGGCACAGATGATTATGTGTTTAAACAATTATTTTATCAAGTAATATCTTTAAATACTCACTGTATCCACTTATCACCAGAAAAAATAAATTGGGATGGAATTGGGTAATATTTATAACAAAATAAACTAGATGGAACACATTTTAAAAATTTATGGCCTTCAAAGAGTAGAACCAAATGGAGTAGTAGACTCAATAATGTATGGTTTAGAATCAAATCATAATAACCACACAGAAAGATATACTTCTACTTTAGCTATAACAGGTTCTTCTACAGATGAAGGTTTTATTTCTTATGAAAATCTTACAGAAGATGTAATTTTAGGATGGGTAACATCTTCAATAGATATATCAGCTATTGAAGCACAAAATTCTTCTTCTATAGCACAAATTGAGTTTTCTTCAAGTAACCAAATAATAAAAAAAACAGGTATTCCTTGGGGAGATAACTAGGATAATTTAAATTAGTTATGTATATTAATCTTATTATAAAATGTTATAAATGAATATTATATTTCAAATAGATGGTGGTTTAGGTAAAAGTATATTAGCAACCGCTATGACAAAAGTTTTAAGAAAACGCTATAAAAATGCTAATATTATAGTAGTAACAGCTCATACTGATGTATTTTTAAATAACCCTGATATTAATCAAGTTTATAACTTTAATAATATAAATGGTTTTTATTTAAAATACATTAAAGATCAAGATTGTAAAATATTTACTGAAGATCCTTATAGACGTAGTGATTTTATTTTAGATAAACCTAAATTATTACTTAAAACATGGTGTGAATTATTTGGTTTAAGGTATAATAACGAACAACCCCAAATATATTTAACCCAACCAGAAATTGATTATTTTACCCCTTACTATAATACAGATAAACCTATATTAGCAATCCAACCAAACGGAGGACCGGCAGGGTTACCTTACCAGTATGCATGGACAAGAGACATCCCAGAACCAACTATTTTAGAATTAATTGAACATTATAAAAATGATTATACAATTATTCATATTAAAAGAGAAGATCAAAAAATATACCCTGATACAATGCAGGCTTTAGATAATTATAGAAGTATTGCTATACTATTACAATTATCAAATAAAAGACTATTAATAGATAGTTTTGGGCAACATTTAGCAGCCGCCTTGAATTTAAAATCTACTGTATGTTGGATAAGTACTAAACCCGAAATATTTGGTTATAAATTACATGATAATATAAAACCAAATCCTTTTACAAAAGAACCTAATTTTCAAAATGCACATTACCAACCTTTTGGATTATCAGAGGGCATTCATAATATACCTTATAATAATTTAACTGATGTATTTGATGTAAATAAAATTATAGAATCTATAAATAATCAATAATGGAAAAAATATTCTTTCAATCTTCTTTACCTAGAGCAGGTAGTACATTATTACAAAATATTTTAGGACAAAATCCTGATTTTTATGTAACCCCTACTTCTGGGGTATTAGAACTTTTATTTGCTGCTCGTCAAAATTATACCTCGGATGCTGGTTTTATAGCTCAAGATCCTGAACTAATGAAAAAAGGATGGCTTAGTTTTTGCCGTCATGGGATGGAAGGATTTTTTAATGGTATCACAGATAAAAAATATATAATGGATAAATCTAGAGGATGGGGAATCCATTATGATTGGTTAAATTTATTTTATCCAAATCCTAAAATAGTATGTATGGTTAGAGATTTGAGGTCTATCTATGCTTCTATGGAGAAAAATTTTAGAAAAAATCAAGATAAAGATAGCGGTATAGTAAATTGGGCTGAATTAAAAAATACTACAACATCTAAACGAGTTGATTTTTGGGCACAATCACCTCCAGTTGGTATTGCAATTGAAAGACTAAAACAAATGATGGATGAAGGTATAGATAAAAATATTTTATTCATCAGATTTGAAGATCTAACCTCTAATCCCCAAACAGAATTAGATAAAGTATATGATTTCTTTAAATTGGATAGATATAAACATGATTTCCAAAATATAAAACAAGTAACCCAAGAAGATGATACAGTACATGGTATTTTTGGAGACCATACAATTCGTAAAAAAATTAAACCTGTTCCTGAAACATATAATGAGTATTTAGGTGAACAACTATCACAGAACATAGTTAATACTTACCCTTGGTTTTACGAATATTTTAAATATAAAATTGATTAAAATAAATTTTTACCATATTTATAATAAATTATAACTTATATCAAATGCAACATAACTGGAAAATATACGACCTTAAAAGAAACATTATTGATGGTGTAGTAACTGAAGTAACTTATGCATGTGAGTCTTCTCATGAACAATCTGGAACTAGACAAATTAGTGACATCATATTATCAGGATCAGCTAGTGACCCTGGTTTTGTAGATTTTGATAGTCTTACTGAAGAAAAAGTTTTAGAATGGGTACATAGTAATGTAGATAAATCTTCTATTGAAACTTCTAACTCTGCTTCTATTGCACAAGCTATTGTAAGACGAGCTGCAAGAACTACAAAAAGAGGTACTCCTTGGGATTAATTAAAAATACCTAAATGTATTTTTATGATATTTCCTTCTAAAAAGACCATTTTTCTTTTACCTCCAAAGTGTGGTACTTCTTCTTTTGTTAGATTAATTAAAGATAATACATCTTTATTTGATGATCCCTTAACTACTGATATAGGGAGACATAGTCTACTAGGAGTAGATAATCTTAAATTGAAAAAAAATGGAGAAAACTTACAAGATTATAAATTTTACCAAATCTGCAGAAATCCCCTTAATAGATTAGTATCTTCTTTTTTATTCATTGATCAACAAAATGAAGCTAGAAAAAATCGTCCTCCAAGAAAAAGAATTAGAAATCCTAAACATTTTAAAAGAGTAAGAAGACCACTTGAAGGGCTTAACTTTGTAGATGCTATGAAATTAACTTTACCTTTAGTTTCACATTATCCTACAACAACACAAATAATTAAATATAGAGACACCAAATTTTACAAAAAATACTTAAAGGACCACCCCCATCCTTTTTTTAAAACAGCAGGGTTTAATTATTTTCAATTTTATATCCCACAATATTCTTGGAATAATATAGATGCTAATGTAACTTATCTCAAGTTAGAAGATTTACAAAAAGATAATTCTATACTATCAGAAATATTTGAAGAAAACTTACCAGCTTTTCCAACAGTAAATGAAGGAAAACCTTCATTAAAAAAACTTCCTTATGTAGAGTACTATAATGAAGAAGTAAAAAAATTACTAACGACAGTATATTGGGGAGATTTTACTGCTTTAGGTTATGATTTTCCTTAAAAATCATTTGGAAAAATAAATTAAGTTTTGTATATTAGTCTTATTAAAAAGTTATAAATTATGATATATTGGTTTACGGGGCAACCCGCACATGGGAAAACAGTTTTAGCAAATTTATTTAAAGAAAAATATTCCCCAAATGCCTTTAGAATAGATGGAGATGATATGAGAGAATTATTCTCTAATAAAGATTATTCTATTAAAGGTAGAGTTGAAAATGTAGGTACAGCCCAACGTATTGCTCACTATCTCCACAATCAAGGAAATGATGTTATAGTTTCTTTAGTAGCACCTTATTTAGATCAAAGAGAAGATTTTAAAACACTTTTAGGTGATAATATTAAAGAAATATATGTTCACACAACTGAAGCAAGAGAACGTGACCATTGGAAAGCAATTGCGTATATTGGCCCCCAAGATAATTTTATTGATATAGATACTACAGACGATACACCTGAAGAATCATTACAAAAAATAATCAATAATTTACCTAAAAAATACCCTGAAGGGTCTTTACTAAATGAATTACCCCCTTCAGATTATCAATTAGATAACTAATATGGAGAAAAAAAATACATACTTTTGCGATATAGATGGTACTATATTCAAATATCGTAAATTTGAAACGTATGAGACAACAAAAGCTGAAGGTATAAAATCTACTATAGATTATTTAGACAAGGCAGCAAGTGAAGGACATATGATAATTTTAACTACAGCTCGCCCTGAATATCTTAGGATGCATACTGAAGTAGAATTACATGAAAATTATGTTCCTTATGATAGATTAATTATGGGGATTGAAAGAGGCCCTCGTTATTTAATTAATGACATGGATCCAAATAAACCCGGAGAACGGGCTATTGCAATAAATTTAGAAAGAGATGGCGGAATTAAAAGCTAAAGCAGATAAAGAAAGTTCAAGTACAGAAGTAAAATATTCATTTTTTGCAGGTCGATGGCAACCATTACACAAAGGACACCTTTGGTTAATCAATGAAAGACTTAAAGAAGGATACAATGTGTGGTTAGGGATTAGAGATGTAAAACCAGATGAAAAAAACCCATGGACAGCAGAACAAATACTAGAAATGGTTAAAGAGGGGGAATTAAAAGAACTTATAGAAGCAGGTAAAGTTTTACCAACAATCATCCCAGATATAGAATCTATCAATTATGGAAGAGGAGTAGGTTATGATATTATAGAACATATTCCTCCAAAGGAAATAGGTGAAATTTCAGCTACTTCTATTCGTAACCAAATGAAAAAAGATGGTAAGCTATAAAAGACATATTGCAAAAACAGTCAGTTGGAGAATTATTGGTACGATAGATACAATGGTATTATCAGCAATAATTACTGGAAGTTGGGAAATGGGATTGACAATTGGGGGTGTAGAAATAATCACAAAAATGATATTATATTTTTTCCATGAAAGAATTTGGTATAAATTTAGTAAGTTTGGAATAAATACAAAATAATTAATATGTATAATAAATTAAAACAATGAGTAAAAAAGAAAACATTAAGTTATCAGAAGAAGATTTAAAAACTCTTAGGGGTTATAACCAAAGACAAAACCAAATTACTTTTAATTTAGGTAATGTTGATATTCAAAAAGCTATTCTCGAAGGACAAAGAAACCAAATTTTAGAAAATTTAGCTAACTTACAAGAAGAATCTAACAAAACAGCTAAAGAATTACAAGACAAATATGGTGATGGTAATATTGATCTAGAAACTGGAGAGTTTATTGTAGCAGAATAGGTTTTTGAAATCTTTTTTAATATTTATAATAAAACAATATTAAAATAATATAATAAGATGGCAGAAACATTAATATCTCCTGGTGTATTAGCAAGAGAAAATGACCAATCACTTGTAACAGCTCAACCTCAAACAGTAGGTGCTGCTATTATAGGCCCAACAGTTAAAGGTCCAGTTGAAAAACCAACATATATTAGTTCATTTGGTTCATTCCAATCAATTTTTGGTGGGGCTTTAGAAAGTGGATCTACAGATTACACTTATTTAACTTCAATCGCAGCTAATAACTACTTTCAACAAGGTGGTGAATCATTATTAGTAACCCGTGTTACTAGTGGTTCATTTACCCCAGCAACTTCTTCATTAATTGCAAATAATAATACAGTAATTGGAGGAGCAAGGGCAACAGGATCATTAACTATTGTTAATAGTTTTGGAGAAACAGTAGATGATGAATTTAGAATCCCAGTAGAAGGTACAACTTATAGATTTGTAGCTGCAGACCCAGCAGGAGGACTACCAGTTGATAATTCACCTGTATTCTTTTTAGCAACAGGTTCTTCAACTGCAACTTATATAGACAACTTAGTAGCTAAAATAGATGCTGTAAGTATTGGAGTAGATGCTACAGATAATACAACTGCCATAGAAATTACTTCTTCAGCTATAGGAACGTCTGGAAATAATATATCAGTTTTAACTGGTTCCTCAACTACATTTAGTACAGTATTAACTTTACAAGGAGGTGTTGCTGGAGTAGGTTCATCAAATGCTTTTGTTTTAGAAACTATTTCTGAAGGGGAAATAATGAACACAGGGGATGTAGAAATAGGCAACGGAGCATTACAAACAGGATCAGCTGATAATGTTAGATGGGAAATTGCTAGTGTAAATACAGCCTCAGGAGTATTTTCATTACTAGTTAGACGTGGTAATGATAATAACAGCCAAAAAGTAATTTTAGAATCTTATAATAATATTTCATTAGATCCTTTTTCTTCAAATTATATTTCAAGAGCAATTGGTGATATTACTAGTAATGTAGTAGTAGCCCCAGATGGTTCAGGAACATATTTACAAGAATCCGGATCTTATCCTAATATTTCTAATTATGTAAGAGTAAAACAAGTAAATTTCAACACCCCTCATTTCTTTAACAATGATGGAAGTGCAAAAGATGAATTTACAGGTAGTTTACCAGTAATAGGATCAGGTTCATTTGGAGATGCTGTAGGTTCAAACCTTAATGCTACTGAAGCTAATAATTTTTATGAAAATATAGACAGCAGCAATACTCAGGGATTAATAGGAACAGATTATACAAATGCTATCCAATTATTAGCAAACCAAGACGATTACCAATACAATGTAATTTCAGCTCCTGGTTTATATTACTTAGGATATGGAACACAATGTAACTTGCTTAAAAATAATACAATTTCAAGAGGAGATGCTATTTACGTAATGGATTTAGTTCCTTACAACACTGCAATTGGAACTGTAGTTCAAAATGCGGGAGTTGTAGATTCAAGTTATGCAGCTACCTACTGGCCTTGGTTACAAACTATTGATCCAAGTACTGGGTTATTAGTTTACGTACCAGCTTCAACTATGATTCCTGGAGTATATGCATTTACAGATGCTTCTTCAGACCCATGGTTCGCACCAGCAGGTATTACTAGAGGAGGATTAGGTTCTGTAGTAAGAGCTGAAAGAAAATTAACTTCTGCAAACAGAGATACTTTATACGAAGCTAATGTTAACCCAATTGCCACTTTTCCACAACAAGGGGTTGTAGTATTTGGACAAAAAACACTACAAAAAGCAGCTTCTGCATTAGATAGAGTAAATGTACGTAGATTGTTAATTGCATTAAAAGGATATATTTCTCAAATTGCTGATAATTTAGTATTTGAACAAAATACAATTGCAACTAGACAGAATTTCTTAACACAAGTAAACCCATACTTAGAATCAGTACAACAACGCCAAGGATTGTATGCATTTAAAGTAGTAATGGATGAATCTAATAATACACCAGATGTAATTGATAGAAATGAGTTAATTGGACAAATTTTCTTACAACCAACTAAAACAGCTGAGTTTATTATCCTAGATTTCAATGTATTACCAACTGGAGCAACATTCCCAGCATAAAAATTAAAAAGATAAATATTTATAATAAAATAAGAAAATAAAATGGCAGTATTAAACCCAAACGAAATATTTTTCACAGCATTTGAACCAAAACAAAAGAATAGATTTATTTGTTTTGTAGATGGATTCCCAGCTTATATTATGAAAGGTGTAGGAGCTGTAACTGTAGAACAAGGTTCAGTACCTTTAAATCATATTAACGTTCAAAGATTTGTAAAAGGTAAAACAACTTGGGGTACTATTCAGTTTACATTATTTGATCCAATTACTCCATCTGGTGCACAATCAGTAATGGAATGGGTTAGATTACACCACGAATCAGTAACTGGTAGAGATGGTTATAGTGATTTCTATAAGAAAGATCTTACAATCAATGTACTAGGACCTGTAGGTGATATCGTTTCAGAATGGATTATCAAAGGAGCAATGATTACAAACGCTTCATTTGGAGATTTTAATTGGGATACTGAAAATGCTGCTCAAGAAATTACAATGACTGTACAACCAGATTATTGTGTATTAAATTTCTAAAAATTTTACCCACCCCTAATTTGAAAAATTGCTTGGCTTCGGTCAAGCTTTTTTTTATCTTAATATTTATCAACGTAAAAAACGTTTTAATTAAATAAAGATTATGGCCGAATTTAAATTCCCAACTGAAGAAATAGAGTTACCTTCTAAAGGTTTAGTATATTCAAAAGACAATCCTCTTTCAAGTGGTAAAGTAGAAATTAAATATATGACTGCTAAGGAAGAAGACATTTTATCTAACCAAGCATACATTGAAAATGGTACAGTACTAGATAAACTTTTAGATTCTGTAATCATTTCTAAAATTGATGCTAAAGATCTTATTATAGGAGATAAAAATGCAATCTTAATTGCAACTCGTATACTAGGATATGGATCAGATTATAAAGTAGCAATTAATGGTAAAGCACAAGAAATTGATTTATCAGAATTGGAAAATAAACCATTTGACGGTTCTACAATGATAGAAGGTAAAAATGAATTTGCTTTTACCCTACCTCATAGTGATACTAAAGTTACTTATAAAATTTTAGATGGGCATGACGAGAAAAAAATTGAAAGAGAATTAAAAGGACTTAAAAAACTTAATAAAAATTCTTCACCAGAAGCATCTACAAGATTAAAATATACTTTAACTTCTGTTAATGGAGAAACTGATGTTAAAGACATTAGAGAATTTGTTGATAATTATTTTTTAGCACGTGATGCTAGAGCATTTAGAGATCATTTAAGACAAACACAACCAGATGTAGATCTTAATGTTATTCTAGATTCGGGAGAGGAGGTAACCGTGCCCATTGGGCTTAGCTTTTTTTGGCCTGACTTCGGAGACGGCGTCTCAAATTAGGTTAAGTATATTTAAACAAATCCATGAAATAGTTTTCCATGGAAAAGGTGGATACGATTACGCTACTATATACCATATGCCATTATGGCTTCGTAAATTTACATTTAAAGAAATAAATGATTATTATGAAGCAGAACAAGCGGCACTAAAAAGGGAACAAACGGGTGGAAAAACATCACTTGTAGATTCAGAAGGTAAAGTAAATGCCCCACAATTTAAACAAGCATCTAAAGCATATGAAGGTAAAAGCAGCTATAAATAGTTGCTTTTTTTCATATTTATAATAAAATACCCTTTAAATGGCTACTAATAAAAATTTAGAAGAAGGAAAAAAATTATTAAAAGACCAAGTTGAAGAAGTTGGTTTTTTAGATAATGCCTTTAAAACTTTAGCTGCCACTATAACATCCGCTATAGATGATGCTATTGATAGTATGGAGGGGTTAGATGATGTAACTAAAAAAGTAGCAAAATCTTATCAACAAGATATAACAGCATCAATAAAAAAATCTACAAGAACTCTAGAAGACCAAATTGCCATACAGGAAAAAATTAATGCAGGTAAAAATGTTGGAAAAGAAATAGAAGATAAACTTTCAATTAATTCTGCCCGAAGACAATTAACTCTTAAAAAAATTGAACAATTAGAAGGTATATCTAATAAACAAAAAAGACAAATGCTTGAGACAGCAAATGATGTCTTTAAAGCAGAAGAAGAGGCATTAAAAACTCTAAAGAAAAATAATGAGGAAAGGCAAAAAGGAAAAAGCTTTTTTGAAATAGCTAAAGAAAATGCTGGTAGTTTAGCAGATAAAATTGATAAATCAGGTACTTTATCTAAAGTATTAAGTGGTGGAATTAAGTCTGTTCTTACCCCAATGAGGTTATTAGAATTAGCTGTAGTTGGAGTATTTGATGCTATGGTTAAAATTGATAAATTAAATGGAGACTTAGCTAAGGGTCTTAATTTATCTTACAATGAAGCAGCAGCATTAACATCAGAATTAACCCATGCAGCAAACAAATCAGGTGAATTAAAATTAACAGGTGAAGGTTTAGGAAAAGCGTTATTAGCCGTTAATGAAATCACAGGAGTATATACTACTGAAAATTCTAAAAATCTTGAAACTCTCCAACTAATACATAAAGCTTCAGGGCTAACTTATGAGCAAATGGGTGGTATTTATTCAGTTACTCAAGCAACTGGGGGTGATTTAAAAAAGAATACAAAAGAAGTTTTAGCTCAATCAACTTTAACTGCTCAATCTTATGGAGTTCAAATAAATTCTAAAAAAGTATTAGCTGATATTGGCAAAATTAGTAAAGCTACTACATTATCATTAGGAGGTAGTGCCGCAGAATTATCAAAAGCTTTAACTACATCTCAAGCTTTAGGTATGGAAATGTCAACAATAGAAAATATATCTGAAAGTTTACTTAATTTTGAATCATCAATTGAAAAGGAATTAGAAGCAGAGTTATTATTAGGTAAAAATATTAATTTAGAAAAAGCAAGACAAGCAGCTTTAAATAACGATATAGCTACAGTAGCAGAAGAAATTGCAAAACAAGCAGGATCTGCAGCTGATTTTGCTAAAATGAATAGAATACAACAGCAAGCATTAGCTGAAGCTGTTGGTTTGTCTAGAGAAGATCTAGCTAATTCATTATTTATACAAGAACAACTAGCTAATAGTGTAGGTAAAGAATATGAAGAAAAAAAGAAGATAATAGATGAATTACAGGCTAAAGGACTATCTCAAGATCAAATTAAAGAAAAATTAGGTAAAGAAAGTTTAGCAGATTTAAAAGCACAAAGTAGTGTTCAAGAAAACTTAAACAAATCAGTTGCTAAATTAAAAGAAGGTTTTGCTAGTATAGCAGCCCCACTAATGCAAATTATAAACCCAATAGTAGATTTACTTATACCGGCAGTTGAAATGTTATCTTATTTATTTGTTCCTATAACTACAGCGTTAGTTGGAATGACTAAACTTTTAAGTGGTAATGTTGGAGAATTAACTGTTATGCAAGGAATTTTAGGGGGTATAGCTACAATATATCTTTCTATATTAGGTTATAAAAAATTAATAGCTTTAAGAACAGCGGGTATGGCTGCCTTAGAAACGGCAATATCCTTCCAATTAGCATTACAAAACCAAGCGGAATTAAAGGGAATAGCTTTAGGTAAAAGTAAATTAGTTCAACTAGCAGCTCAAGCAGCTTTATTTGCATTAGCAAACCCTATAAAAGCCTTATTAGGTTTAGGAGTTGCAGCTGCAGTTGGAGCAGTAGCTTATAATTTAGTAAGTAAGGGTGATGACATAATGTCCCCAGGATCAAATTCATCTGGATATGGTTCTAGAACATTATTTGGTCCAGAAGGCGCAATTGCATTAAATAACAAAGATACAGTTATAGCTGGTACAAATTTATTCAGCAAAGGAGATGATGTTGTGTCATCACCCGCAGGAGCAATTCAAATGCCAAACAACTCAGAATCTAAAAGAACAAATGCCTTATTAGAAGCATTAATAAATAAACCTGCTCCTAAAGTACAAATGGATTCTATTGAAGTTGGTACAGTAGCGGGTATGAGTGCATTCTCTATACAATAATAATATTTATAATAAATGTTTAACAATTAAAATTTAAAATTATGCCTTTACTTAATAAACTTGAAAAAGAAGGATCCACATTAACTCCTTTAAACGGGCAACAACCAAAAGCCTCATTACAATCAGGTGCAATCCCTGTAAATAATACTTTCTCTAGAGGAACATATGTTGATTATGTTTCTGAAACACCAAGAGCAGTAGATACTACAGGTAACGTACAATAATCTATAATTGTCTAGATTATTAACAATAAGGACGGATTTATCCGAATATAAAGCTCCACAATACGGATATGATAGACTTGGAGCTGGTTCTCGCAATACCAATGCGAGTGGCCAACCCTATGAATTAAAATCAACACCTAAAAGATCATTTAGTGATAGAGATTTTGGCTTAGATTCTTCTGGACTCTTAGAAGGTGCAGATTTTCTTTTAAGAGGAGGATCATTACTTCCAGGGGCATTAGCACAAGATGTTTCTAGGTTAACTAAAATGATGTTTGACTTAAAATCCCCAAATGGACTTCTATTCTCAGTCAAACAAAATGCTTTATCTCGAAGTGGGGTTAATATTAAAGCCCAAGGTAAATCCTCAAATATAGTCGGAGACCCTAATAGATTAGCGTTAAATAACGGTATTTACTTACCTACTTCTACATTACTACAGGCTGCGGTAAACCCATTAGGTGGGCATTTACTTAAACAAGGAATTAACCCCTTTGCTGAAACTAACAATGTAACCCAAGGAAATACTTTATCTACAGGTTTTGGAGGTGCTTTACCTTTATCAAACCCCATTTATTTAGATACAATTGCTCAAAATGAAAGACAAAATAATCAAAATTCAAGTAGATTAATTCAATTTTTAGATAGCAAAATTAATTCTAATTTAGGGGATCAAGTAAATTTATATAATTATTCTGGTGGTCCTGGTTCAACATTAGGAGTTGGAAAAACTAATATCCTTATGTCAAGGGATAGAACTGGGCGTAATAATTCTAGTTTAACTAATTCTAACTTTTTTTCTACTGAAGTTGATTTTGGATACTTTGATTATTCCGTATTTAAAAGACCTTCAGTTAATTTCCAAGGAGCTAAAATTTTCAATGGCAAAAATGTAAGCGCCATCTATGAAGATTTAACAGGAACTGATGTTTTAGAATTTCAATATAAAACTGATAATTTAGACACTGGTGCTTTAAGATTATTTTCAACAAATGTTTTTCAACCTGGTACCTTTAACCCACAAGCCCCAGATAATGTACTAGGTTTAGGTACTACTATGGACTATAACCAAATCCAAAATGCTTATAGTGGTTCTAATCAAAACTTAAGTAATGGAAGTACTAATAATGTATATAATAGATCGACTATTCTTCAAGATTTTAGATTACAAAGGAAGAAAAACCCAGGAATTATATCATTAGATTACACAGATCAAAGTTCTAGATTAGAGGGTAGAGTACATTTAGGAGATCCAGGTAATAAAACAACACCAAGAACAAGATATACATCAGGCACAGGTAAATCTTTAGATAAAATAACAGCTTTACCTTTATATAGATCTAAAGATATTGATAAAAGCAAACCTATAAATGATTTATGTAAATTTAGGATAGGAGTAATAGATAATAATGATCCTTCTTTTAAAACCTATATCCATTTTAGAGCATTTTTAGATAGTATGGATGACTCATATACAGCAGATTGGTCATCCCAAAAATTTGCGGGTAGAGCAGAAAATTTATATAACTACCAAGGATTTGATAGAAGTATTAATTTAGGTTGGACAGTAGCAGCCCAGTCTAAAGAAGAATTAATGCCAATGTATCGTAAACTAAATTACCTAGCATCTACTTGTGCTCCCTCTTACTCAAATGATGGGTATATGAGAGGGAATTTAATAGAATTAACAGTAGGAGGTTATCTTTATAAACAAGTTGGAATAATGCAAGGAATTTCATATAATATACCACAAGAATCTCCATGGGAAATAGCAATTGGAGATAATATAACAGCTGCTAAAAATGCAGTGGGTCAAGCATTGAATGGCGTCAATTTGGGACAACCAATTCAAGCAGATAATACTGTTAAAGAATTACCAATGATAATAAAAGTATCAGGATTTAAATTTATACCTATTCATAATTTTGTTCCTTCTATACAAGAAAATTTATATGGGGACAGTGATACGGATAATACAGGAAAAGTAACCACTTATGGTGATCAAAGATATATTGCCCTATCAAATAATTTTTCTAATAACTATACAGATTTTGTAAATGAGTAGATATTCTGACATAACAACTCTTAATACAGTAGGTGGAAAAAGGTATAAAGCCACAACAAATTACCCTGATATACCTATTGATTTTTCTGATATTTACGTCTACACAGATGAAGGAGATAGATTTGACATTTTAGCCCAAACTTATTATAGTGATTCTAGTTTGTGGTGGGTTATATCAACAGCTAATCCCCATTTACCACAAAACTCAATTTTTCCACCTATAGGAATTCAAATTAGAATCCCAAATAATATAGGAGAAATAATACTTGAATATAATAGATTAAATGGAATTTAATTATGGCTGGGAATTTAATAGGAGAACCAATTAATGAAGAAATTCTAAAACAAATAGACCTAAGGCAAAAAATGCATGGGTCTGGGTATAATTCTTCTTCTGTTAGTAGAGACCCTAAAGTATTAAATTATTTAAATAATAGAAATGCTTGGATAAAAATGGCATCTAGTGTTTCTATTTCTGGTTCTTTTGGAGAAGAAAGACTAAAAGATTTACAATCCCAAGAATCAGGTTATATTACTGAAAGTGATTTTGGAAGTTTACAAGGAACAGGTTTAGCTAAAAAAGGTGTATTATTTAATACTATTCAAACCTCAAATAGAACCCAAGAGGGAAAAAATGCAGGATTCACTCCTAGAAGTGGAGTAAGAAAAGACAATTTATTTGCCAATTCTCAAGGTAAAATGTATGGTGGATTAGGAGGAAATTCAAAAGGCCTCCAACCTGTAGGAGGAATTACAGATATCACAGTAAAAAGTGTTAATAGAGGCTCTATTAAGAAAGCAACAGTAAACTTAAAAGTATATAATAAATTTCAGTTTACAATGATTGAAACACTTTATTTAAGGTTAGGTTATATGATGATGTTAGAATGGGGTTGGGATAAATATGTTGAAGACATTGATATGTCTACTTCACCCCCTAATATTAAAGTTAAGGATACTCAATCTACCATAATAGAAAATAGTTGGTTTAATGATCAATCCTATACTCAAAGACAAATTTTAAATAAAATTTCATTTTACCAAAATAAATATAAAGGGAATTATGGAGGATTTTTTGGTAAAGTTTCTAATTTTTCATGGACATTAAATAACGACCTTAGTTATAGTATCACAATAGACTTAATATCTATAGGAAGTATTATAGAATCTTTAAAAGCAAACATTCCTGCTAAACCACTAACTTCAAATGAGTTAAAAAGTATTAAGGAAAAAATAGAACGAAAGCTTGAAGATGGAGCAGAAGATAATCCTATAATTGATGGTTTATCAAGTAATTTATTATCACAATGGGTTGGAACTACTATAGCAGATTTTCCTTCTGGTAATAAAAATTATTTATATTTACCTAATATAGTAGGGGAATATGTAGCAGGTTCATCCACATCATCAATACCTATACTTAGAAAAAGAATCCCAACGACAGCTAGATATTTTGTAAAACTTCGTACATTTTTACAAAAACTACAAACTTTAATTATAGGAGAATATGTAAATGGTAATGCTAAAGGGGATTTATTACAAATAGATTATTCCGATAATAATATTTGCAATTATGTTTATAATTTATTTCCTTTAAATATAGATAAAGCTTTTTTTTCATTTTTATTTGATCCTAATTTTGATAAAAAATTATCAAGAGGAAAAACTTCATATAATCCTACTCGAATAAAAACTTTTACTTATGCATATGCACATCAAGTAGATAACACCCCAGAAGTAGTAGCTGGATCGTTAATGAATATGTATATAAATTTAAATTTTATTAACCAAGCATTAAATGATACCATAGATGATGAAGGTAATTTAAGTGTATTTGATTTTTTAAAAAACATATGTGGTGGGATAAATGAATGTACTGGAGGAGTTACTAATATAGAACCTGCAATAAAAGAAGATAATATTATATACTTTTTAGAACAAAACCCTATTAAAGGGTTTGATTCAATTAAATCCCCATCTAAAGAATACCCTTTAGAAATTTTTGGTTATAACCCAAATGGCTCTTCTACTTTTGTTAAAGATTTTAAATTTCAAACTAAAATTACTCCTAAATTAATGTCAATGATAACAGTATCTAAGGCTGCCGAAGGGTCTTCTACTAAAAACATTGATTCTATTCCCTACAAAAATTGGAATAAAGGTCTTATAGATAGATTTGAAGAAAAATTTGTAGACCCCCCCACAACTACTGATACAAATTTAACCCCTCAAGAATTAAATATAAAAAAAATTAAAGACACTTTTTTATGGGATTTAAAAAATTATGATAATCAAGATACATTAGATTATAATTATGCTTTTGGAGAAAATCACTATGATTGGGAATGGGAAGGAACTAGCATATATGACATATATATCCCAGGAAATGAACCACAAGGCCCAGCTGAAGATTTAGCAAACCCCCAAAGATTAGCAGCTATATTAGATGAAGTAGTAAGAAGAGTAGAAAATCTTCAAAATCAAAGAAGATTAAAAGCAAATCAAATAGGTAGAGAACTTATACATGTAACTGATTTTAATAATTCATATGGTGGTTATTTACAACATGTTATTCGAGCTTGGGGGGGTGATACCGGAACAGCAACTTTTATTCAATATAGGGATGAAGGTGGGGGTGGACTTCTTAAGGATAATAAAATCGAATATACTAAGAAAATCATCCCACCAAAAGATGCTATGTTTTGGTATGGTAGCAATTCTGGAGAAGATTCATCAGAAAGTACAGGAGATTTTGTAAAAGTTGGACAACAAACTTTTAAAAGTTATATTCAACAATTAAATCTTTTAGAATTTGAAAAAAGAGGAGTTAATTCTAGTTTAAGTGGGTTTATTCCTGTTGAATTAGGACTTACTATGGATGGGATTGATGGTATAAAAATTTATAATAAAATTTCAATAAACCAAAAATTTCTTCCCTCTTCATATCCTAATGCTTTAAAATTTATTATTAAAGGAGTTGATCATAAAATTAGTAATAATACTTGGGAAACGAATATTACAACAATTTCAACAACTCCAACAGAAAATAATCCTTCGGTTGTTAAAGACAATAGTAAGGAATTAACTTCAACAACTAATTCTTCAACATCATCAACTACTTCTACTTCAAGTGGGAATGTAGTAAGTTCTTACCCTGAATTACCCCTTATTGATCCACCTCCAACAGCTAACCTACTCCCTTACCAGGAAGCAGTTCAAACCTTAAATTCAATTACTACCCCTAATATAGCAAAAGCAGTATTCGCAGTTTTATTTGCAGAAGCAAGCAAAAAAGGACAGGCATTTAGATCAGCAGGTGGGTTTAATTATGCTGGGGTTCAAACAGATGTCAGGAGTAGTGGAAGAGCTATTAGATGGGGTGCTAGTCAATATATTACAGCTAGGTATGTAAGAAAAGATGCTGTGAGACTAAGAGAGTTTGCTGTTTTTGAAAATAATAAAGCTTTCTTAGAATTTATGGTAAATAGAATATCAAGCAAAGGATTTAATGGAAATAATGGAGATAGTTGGACTACTACTTATATAAACAAATGGTGGAGCCCAGCTAAAAAAGCAGAATTTACTAAAGGAACAACCACATATAATAATAAATTATCTATTTATGAGTCATCTCAAAAAAGATATAATCAATATTCTTAACAATGTTTTATCCTAAATCACAAATAAAAACTAATTTATACACCAATGGTGGAGAATATGTTTATGCTAGTGATAATGAACCATATATAGGCAATTACTTTATAGTAGGTGATGGAACTGTATACACAGGTAGAAACCCTAATGATAAACCAAACAGTTTATTAATTTTAAATAAAGCAAGTGAAATAACCCCTTCAAGATCAGGATCAGAATCAAAACCCCAATCTTATTATTTAGTTGATGATTATTATTACTATGCTAAAGGTGAAGATACAATACCTCCTCCAACATCTTTACCTACCCAAATATTCCCCGTCCCTACAGAGGAAGAATATAGTATAGGAGAAATTCAAAGATATTTTGTAAAAAAAATAAACGAAAATAAGTATATTGAAATTAATAAGGATGAATATGAAAGATATAAAAACCAAGATATAAATGTTAGTTATCAACAATATTTTCCATTTACTTTCCCTTGGGTAATAACAGGTAAAAGGGCTAATGCTTACACAGTAAATAAAAAAACAATAAAAAGAGTAGAAACTAATAACAATACCCAAGGCCTATCAGCTTATTTTAAAAATAGATATGATCAATTATTTAAATATTCTGATAATGAAAATTTATATACAGATGGAACTGAATTTAGAAGCTCACTAACTGGAAAACCTTATATAGGATTTTACCATATCCACCCAAATAAGGGTCCAATGGAAGGGCCCCAACATATTGATGAACCTCATGGGTATTTAATCCCAATTTCTAAAACTTATGAGTATGAAACTACTAGTTCTAGTTATGTAACCCAATCTTGGTATGAATTGAGGTATGGTGGGTTAAATGCCCCAATTTTCGACCCACTCATATCTAATCCACCTCCCCCACCCCCTTTAGACCCTAATGCTTTTATTACAATTTGGAGAACAACTACTAATTCTGAATCCATTATAATGGGTCTTGATAGTTCTTTTTCTTATTTATTTAGAGTTGATTGGGGAGATGGGAATGTAGAAACAATATCATCAAATTCAAACCTATCCCACACTTATGATACAGCTGGAGATTATACAGTATTAATAACAGGAACTTTCCCTAGAATACAAATGGATAAATCAGGGGTTACTCCTCTAAAATTAATTGAAATAAAACAATGGGGGAGTATTGTTTGGAAAAGAATAACAAATGCCTTTAAAAATTGTGAAAATTTATATAAAAATAGGATATATGATACCCCAGATTTATCAAGCCTTTCTAGTACTGAAAGTAATTTTATGTTTCAGAATTGTGGTATAAACTCACCAAATTTACTTATAAATAATATAGATAATTGGGATGTAAGTGGTATAAAAAGAATGCGTGGTATGTTTAGGGAATCCCTATTTCAAGGTATTTCTATAAATAATTGGGATGTTAGTAATGTAAATAATTTTGCTAATATGTTTCAAGGTACTCCTTTATTTAATGAACCTTTAAATGATTGGGATACTAGTGCTGGAAGATTTTTTGGATCTATGTTTGCATCTACTACCTTATTTAACCAACCTCTAAGTAATTTTGTATTTTCTAGTACAACAGGTATAAATTTTATGTTTTATAAAGCAACCGCTTTCAACCAACCTATTGGAAATTGGGATGTTAGTACTATAACTTCTATGAGAGGTACATTTGAGGGAGCAGTTTCATTTGATCAAGACATAAGTAATTGGGATATAACTAATGTAACAGACTTCGTATATTTCCTAAAAGGAGGTAAACTTTCAAATACAAATTATGATAATTTATTAATAGGGTGGGAAGCCACTCTCCAATTATCATACCCAGGAGGAGCTGGTTACACTCCACCTTCTGGGCAAGTTGATTTTGGTAATTCCCAATATAAAGTAGGAACAACTGCTAGAACATCATTAATTAATAATTTTGGGTGGAATATTACAGATGGTGGACCACAATAATAAAATTTAAAATATGGAAAAAAGAACAGAATTTTGTTATCCTAGTGTAGAAACATGGTTTATTTGTTGGGATGATCCTAGAACAGAAATCAAAGGTTATGGAAGTATTGACCCAACCCAATGTTTAGCTAGCGAATGGATTGAAATAGATTATTATACCGATATGGAAACATGGGTTGAAATTCTTGAAGAAAATGGAATAGATCCTGGTCCTTTTGGTCCCGAAGATGAAGAAGAAAATGAGTAAAATTATTTGGTTTAGAAAATAATATTTCTTATATTTACGAAAAAGGTTATATGTACTGGCTTGTAGAAGACGAAGAGCAGTTAAATGTTTTAATAAATAGTGGTTATAAAGAGGCTTTCATTGAGGTAATACCTTATAATGACACAATACACCCCGTACAAAATCACGTTAGTTTAGTGTATATTAGACCGATTGAAGCGAGTAAAGGCTTTATGATATGCGTTACCCATAGTGAAGCTTTAAATGCGTTAAACACGCGTATAATTGATTTACTAAACAAATTTGATAAAATATATTGTAGGGATAAAAAAGAAACATTACATTATTTTCCAATCAAAGCTCTTTATGACATAACACCACCCCCTCATACGTATATACGACCTACAACACAAACACATGATTTATACTATCGTGAACACAAAGATAATCCGGAGTTAAACTTAATTATACCGATTGTTAAACATTATGAATTGTGTGAGACGATTTTTAGAGATCTAAAAGCAAATATTAACATAGAAAAAACAAAATATGATGAATTCTTTAACAGTAGAGTATCCGTGGTATTCAACGCCATCGAGAGAAGTGGCATACGTATACACAATGACACCTTCAGTGAATACTTCCACGCAGTTGACGGTGAATACGTCAACACTCAGTTCAACTTAAAAACAACAACAACAAGACCATCAAATAAATTTAATAATGTAAATTATGCGGCACTTAATAAAGAAAACGGTTGTAGAAAAAGTTTTATACCACGTAATAATAGGTTTGTGGAGATTGATATCTCTGCTTACCATCCTAGCTTGTCTGCTCGTCTTATTGATTATGATTTTGCCGGGGTTGATATTCACTCTCATTTTGCTTCCTTATATGGAGTGGATTATAAAAAATCGAAAGAACTTACCTTCAAGCAGCTCTATGGAGGCGTTTTTGACAATTACAAAGGCCTGGAATTCTTTCAAAAGATAGAAAAATACGTAGGAGATATTTGGGATAAGTTCCAAAGCGATGGGTTTATAGAATGTTCGGTTTCTGGATATGTTTATAAAAAAGAAAATTTGGATAATATGAATCCACAAAAGTTGTTTAATTACGTGTTACAAAATTTAGAAACATCAACTAATGTGTTGGTTTTGTGGGATATTTTTCGTATATTACGGGGATACAAAACGAAGTTAGTGCTATATACTTATGATTCGTTTTTATTTGATTGGGATGAAGGAGAAACAGAATTATTAGAGAAAATAAGAGATATTTTCAAAAAATATAAACTAAATATTAAAGAAATAGAAGGTTATGACTACAATTTTACAGAATAATCCTAATATGTATAATACAGAATATGATGTCATTATAGACATTAAAATATTAGGAGACTTGAATAATAAATTATTTTGTACCTTCACCGATTTAGAGGGTCTAGATGCACTTATAGAAAATATAAAATCTAAATATGATATTATATATAACAAACTTTTTGTACTAGAGATAGTAGGAAAAGATGAATACGTAATAACATATAATGTTGACCAAACTAACTTAAATTCAATCCCCGAGAACACTATTTTAGTACATAGAAAAAAGGAATCTAATACCTTATATACTATTAATGCCCTAAACGAGTTAATTAAAAAATTAAACGGAGGTGTAGTAGATACTAAATATAGAGTTGATTGGCAACATTACAGAAATTGTATTTTACTTACACAACATAATGAGTTAAACCAACTCAATACAAAAATTTACAAAATTATTGAACTATAGTTTGGCTCCCTAAATTTTAGTTCGTATATTAGAGTTACATATAAACAGTTATAATTAAAAATAAGTTACATTTATGGATTTATCAATGCTTAAACAGAAATTGGATACCCTCCAATCAAAACCACAGAGTGGTCAAAAGACCGATTACACAACAATTTTTTGGAGGCCTACAGTAGGTAAACAACAAATTAGAATTGTACCATCTGCGTTCAATTCAGCTAACCCATTTACAGAACTTAAGTTCTATTATGGTATTACAAATAAGGTTATGATTTCACCTCTTAATTTTGGTGATAAAGACCCTATTGCCTTATTCGCTAATAAACTACGTGAAGGTGAGTATAATAAAGAGAATTATGTACTTGCTAAAAAGTTAGATGCTAAAAACCGTACCTTTGTTCCCGTTGTAGTACGTGGAGAAGAAGATAAAGGTGTTAGATTATGGCAATTTGGAAAACAAGTATATGAAGAATTATTAGCACTTGCTGTTGATGATGAAATTGGAGATTATACAGATATTGTAAACGGTAGAGATATTACCGTAGAAACAGTAGGACCAGAATCAACTGGTACCCCTTATAATAAATCATCAGTACGTGTTAGATTAAAAACTTCACCACTTAGTGAAGATGCTTCATTAGTAGAAAAATGGACAAATGAACAACCAAACCCAACAGATGGTTTGTTTAAACGTTATTCATTTGATGAAATGAAATCTGCTCTAGAAAAATGGTTATCACCAGAAGAAGATTCTGAAGAAGTTGTAGCAGCTCCTGTTGCACCAACTCCAAAACAACCAACAAATTTTAGTTTAGATACTACAAAAGCTAAACAAAGTAAAGTGGATCAATTTGATTCTTTATTTGATAGTAAAGATAGTACTATTAAAGTTGATGATCTACCTTTCTAAATATGGCGAAAAAAGTATCAAAGTCTCTCTCGGCAGCAGTGTCTGCCGAGATTAAGAGCAAATTTGATCTTAATAAATTTAAATCCTCTAAAGGTTTAAATAAAAACGTCAAATTTAAGGAACAACAATGGATACCATTATCCCCTGCCTTTCAAAAAGTAGCTGGAGTACCTGGTATACCAATGGGACACATTTCATTACTTAGAGGACATTCTGATACCGGAAAAACTACTGCATTACTTGAAGCAGCAGTATCTGCCCAAAATATGGGAATACTTCCAGTATTTATTATTACTGAGATGAAATGGAATTGGGAACATGCCGCTCAAATGGGGTTACAAGTTAACCTAATTAAAGATGATGAAGGTAATGTTGTTGACTATGAGGGTAATTTTATATATGTTGATAGAGAAACTTTACATACAATTGAAGACGTAGCAGCATTTATTATGGATCTACAGAACGAACAGAAAAAAGGTAATTTACCTTATGATTTAGCATTTTTCTGGGATAGTATTGGATCAATTCCCTGTGCAATGTCAGTTGAAAAATTAAAAAATAATAATGAATGGAATGCAGGGGCAATGTCAACACAATTTGGTAACACAGTTAACCAAAGTATTGTAATGTCTCGTAAAGAATCATCACCATATACTAATACATTAATTGCAGTTAATAAAGTTTGGACAGCAAAAGCAGAATCACCTATGGGTCAGCCAAAAATGATGAATAAAGGTGGAATGGCAATGTGGTATGATGCTACATTTGTAGTTACATTTGGTAATATTTCAAATGCTGGTACATCTAAAATTAAAGCAATTAAAGGTGGTATGCAGGTAGAATGGGGTAAAAGAACGAATTTACAGATTGATAAAAACCACGTTAATGGTATGCAATCAAGAGGTAAAATTGTTATGACAAACCACGGTTTTATCCAAGATACTGATAAAGATAAAAATGCTTATAAAAAGGACCATGCAGATGAATGGTCTAAAATTCTAGGGGGAGGACAATTTAAGATTGTAGAAGACCAAGAAGACACAACACCCGTTCTTTACGATGTAGAGGACTTATAGAAAGTAAAACATGAAACATAAAGAATTATTTAGTCTACTGGACAGCGTCCAGGAGGATCAGGAAGAGACTATACAAAAGAAACATGATAGAGTACTAATTTTAGATGGTTTAAATCTATTTTTTAGAAACTTTGCTATGATGAATATGGTTAATCCTGATGGGGTTCACATTGGTGGATTAGGTGGGTTCTTCCGTTCTTTAGGTGCCATGATTAGACAAACAAATCCAACCTCTGTTTATGTAGTATTCGATGGAGCAGGTTCTACAACCAACCGAAAGAACTTGCTCTCCGAATACAAAGGGACAAGAAATTTACAAAGGGTTACAAATTGGGAAGCATTTGATAATATTGAAGAAGAACATGATTCTAAAATCGATCAAATAGTTCGTATTATACAATACCTTAAATTATTACCTGTAAAGACCACTATATTAGACAAGGTCGAAGCAGATGATATTATTGCAGTGTTAGCTGAAAAATTAGTTGAAAAACACAATTCAACTTGTTTTATAGTATCTTCAGATAAAGATTTCTTACAGTTAGTAACTGATAAAATTATTGTTTATAGGCCAATGGAGAAAGAATATTATACTCCAAAGGTAGTAGAAGAAAAATTTGGTTTAAAACCTTCTAATTTTATTTTACATAAAACATTATTAGGTGATAATTCAGATAATATTCAAGGTATTAAAGGATTAGGTGCTAAAGGCATATTTAAAAAATTCCCTGAATTAAAAACCCATGATTTAACCTTAGATGATATTTTCGATATATCAGCTAGGAAATTTAAAGATCATGTTGTATATTCACGCATAGTTCAGGAACAAGCTCGAATTGAAACTAATTATAAAGTTATGGATTTAAGTATTCCAATGATTGATGATAGGGGAAAGGAGCATATAGATAATTTAATAGTAGAAGACTTCCCAGATTTTAATCCTGAAATGTTTGTTCAATTTTATAATGAAGACAAAATGGGTGGGATGATTAGGAATTTAGAAACATGGTTAAAAGATATATTTTCACAATTTAAAGGTTATAAAGATTGACACTAAATAGTATAAATCAATACGGGCACGATTTTCAAATAAAGGTTTTATCATCTTTATTAACTCATAAAGAGTTTTTAGTTAATATACATGATATTATTTCTGATGAATATTTTGAAAATCCCGCTCAAAAATG